CTTCAAGGCCTGGCCCGAGGTGTTTCGCCAGCCCTTCATGGCCGCCCGGACCGTGAAGCCAAAGGCTGCCAAGTTCACCTTGCGCAAGCCCACGGCGGCAGAGGGAGAACAGTGATGTTGCCCATCATCTCTGCCGAAGAACGGCTCAAAGAACGGCACAGCGCCAAGGTCGGTCTTGTTGGCTTTCCCGGGGTCGGCAAAACCACCCAGTTGCGAACCTTGCCACCGGCGTCCACGTTGTTCGTGGATCTGGAAGCCGGCGACCTCTCGGTCAAGGACTGGCCTGGTGACACCGTGCGCCCCCGCACCTGGCAGGAATTCCGCGATCTTGTGGTGTTTCTGGCTGGGCCCATGCCCACTGCAACAGCTGACCAGGCCTTCTCCAAGGCGCATTACGACCATGTCTGTGCCACGTATGGCGATCCGGCGCAGCTGGCCAAGTACGACACCTACTTTGTCGACAGTCTGACCGTGCTCTCCCGGCTGTGCCTGGCCTGGTGCAAAAACCAGCCACAGGCCTTCAGCGAGAAAACCGGCAAGCCAGACAACAGGGGGGCTTACGGCCTGCTGGGCCAGGAAATGATCACGGCGCTCACGCACCTGCAGCACGTGCGCGACAAGCACGTCATCTACGTCGCGATCCTGGAAGAGAAGACCGACGACTTCAACCGCCGCTACTACCAGCTGCAGCTCGAGGGCAGTAAGACCGCGCTGGAACTGCCAGGCGTGCTCGATGAGGTGGTAACGCTGGCCGTGCTCAAGGCCGATGACGGCTCGACCTACCGGGGCTTTGTGACCGGTGCGGACAACAGCTTTGGCTTCCCCAGCAAAGACCGCAGCGGCCGGCTTGACCCCATCGAAGAGCCCCATCTGGGCCGGCTCATCGCCAAGTGCTTAGGCCAGACCAACACCTCAGACAACACGAATTGAAAGGACACCCCATGAATTCCTATGACCAAGCCACAGCCGCTGCCAGCTGGAGCGACTTCAACGACGCCGAAGCCCAGCAAAGTGGCTTCGATCTGATCCCGCGCGGCATCGCTGTGCCCGTGCGCATGACCATCAAGCCCGGTGGCCATGACGACCACACCCAAAGTTGGACCGGTGGCTATGCGACCCAATCGTTTGACACCGGTGCGGTGTACCTCGCTTGCGAATTCGTCGTCACTGACGGCCCGTTTGCCAAACGCAAGATGTGGTCCAACGTCGGGCTCTATTCCCCCAAGGGCCCCACCTGGGGCCAGATGGGGCGCAGCTTCATCCGGGCCGTACTCAACAGTGCGCGCAATGTGCAGCCCCAGGACAACTCGCCACAGGCGGCAGCTGCACGGCGTATCAACAGCTTCGCTGACCTCGATGGCATCGAGTTCATGGCCCGCGTCGATGTAGAAAAAGACGGCAAGGGTGAAGACCGCAACGTGGTCAAGGTCGCCATCGAGCCCGACCACAAGGACTACGTCCCCCTGATCGGCATGCACGCCGCGGGTGGCGGCCACAGGGGCGGTGGTGGCCACTCTGGCGCACCGGTGCAACCCACGCCTGCCTATGCGCAACAGGCGCCCCAGGCGCAAACGTCGCGCCCGGTGGTGCCCACAGGCAAGCCCGCCTGGGCTCAGTGAGGGAGGCGCCATGCATGCGAGGCAAATGCTGGGTGTGCTCGCGCCAGGCGCGCGGGCTGGGACACACCGACAACCGCCACCCGATTGGGGATGCCAAGCGCTACCCGCTGGACTGGGTGTTTTGCAGCAGGCGCTGCCAGGACATCTTTCACCAGATGAACGGGCGTTGGGTCGATGCGCAGAAATTCGGGCAGGAGGTCGAGATGATCGATGCCACGGACATTGAACGTTCGGCCATGCGCTCCTGCCTGCGCGCTTTCGGCGAGGCGGCTGGTGACATCGGATTCGACAAGCCCTTGGGCGCGTACTCCGAGAAGGAGGCACTGCAGGTCATCGAAGCCATCGTCACCCGGTACACCGAGTCCATGGTCGCCCATCACGCCGAGGCCAAGTACCCGCCGGTGCGTGGCATGAAGCCCATGGTCGACGATCCTTTCGCCGATTTGGAAAGCGATCTGCCCTGGGAGACGAACTGATGCTGGACTTCAACGCATCAGCCAGCCTTTCAGGCCGGATCGAAGCTTTGGTCGACCAGGCGTTGGAGCAGGAGCGCGACGACACGCCAACACGCCAATACCTGGGTGGCTCCCGTCTGGGGGTGTCGTGCGAGCGGCAACTGCAGTTCGAGTATGCGAAGGCGCCGGTCGACCCTGGCAAGGGCTTCGGCGGCCGGCTGCTTCGCATCTTCGAGCGTGGGCATCAGACCGAGACCATGGTCATCCGCTGGTTGCGCATGGCCGGGTTCATCCTCAAAACCGAGGACGCCGATGGCCGGCAGTTTGGCTTCAGCGTGGCCCAAGGGCGCCTGCGCGGTCACGTCGATGGCGTGTTGGTTGGTGGCCCCGAGGGCTTCGCCTACCCAGCGCTCTGGGAAAACAAGTGCCTGGGGTCCAAGTCCTGGCGTGAGTTGCAAAAGCACAAGCTGGCCGTGGCCAAGCCTGTCTACGCCGCTCAGATTGCGGTCTACCAGAGCTACCTGACCCTGCACGAGCACCCGGCGCTCTTCACGGCGGTTAACGCCGACACGATGGAAATCTACGCCGAGCTGGTCCCCTTCGATGCGGGGCTGGCGCAGCGCATGTCCGACCGGGCCGTCAAGGTCATCCAGGCCACCGAAGCCGGCGAACTGCTGCCACGTAGCTTTGCCGAGTCCACCCACTTTGAATGCAAGTTCTGCGCATGGGCGCAGCGTTGCTGGAACCTGAATCGATGAATACAGAAAAAGAACACCCACACTCTTTGCCCGGATCACCTAGTCTGGATTTCAACGACTATGCACCGGTTCAACAACCGGTACCAACCGCCCAACCATCTGACCGCGACGACGTTCGGGCTGCGCTTTTGGGGCGGCTCGAATCTGTCCTGCTCAGCCTGTTTCCTGCAGGCAAGGTCAAGCGCGGCAAGTTTCTGATTGGTGACATCTTGGGCAGCCCCGGCGACAGCCTGGAAGTGGTGATGACCGGACAGAAGGCGGGCCTTTGGACCGACCGTGCCGACGACTCCGGTGGCGACATCTTCGACCTGATCGGCGTCCACTTCGGCATCGATGTCCATGCTGACTTTGCGGCGGTGCTGTCGCGATGCGCTGATTTGGTCGGTCGCAGCCCAGCAACACCGGCACGCCGCAGCAAGCAGGAAGCCCCCGTCGACGAATTGGGCCCGGCCACCGCCAAGTGGGACTACCTCGATGGCGAGAGCAAATTGATCGCGGTCGTGTACCGCTACGACCCGCCTGGCGGCAAAAAGGAATTCCGCCCCTGGGATGCCAAGCGACGCAAGATGGCGCCTCCGGAGCCTCGGCCGCTCTACAACCAGCCCGGTATGCGGGCGGTGGACACCGTGGTCCTGGTCGAAGGCGAGAAATCGGCACAAGCCCTGATCGAGTTGGGGCTGTGCGCCACCACCGCCATGCACGGCGCCAACGCCCCGATCGAGAAAACCGACTGGTCTCCCCTGGCCGGCAAGGTCGTGTTGATCTGGCCCGACAAGGACAAGCCCGGCTGGGAATACGCCGACCGTGCCTCGCAGGCGATCCTCATGGCCGGGGCTCGCACTTGCCACATCTTGTACCCGCCAGAAGACGCACCAGAAGGCTGGGACGCGGCCGATGCTCGCGCCGAAGGCTTTGATGTGGGAGGCTTCATCAACCATGGCCCGCGCATGCAAATGCACCTGGTCGACGACGACCCGGACACCCTGGCCAATGCGGCCGGGCCGGAAGAGGCGGTCTGGGGGACGGAGGACGCGCTGGCGCTGTCCTTCACCCGTCGCTATCACAAGGACTGGCGGTACGTGGCCGGCTGGGGCAAGTGGCTGGTCTGGGATGGTCAGCGTTGGCGCTCGGAAGACACGCTCGCTGCGACCGACCTGATCCGTCATGTGTGTCGGCATGCGTCCCTCAACACCCGCAACCCACGCATCGCATCCAAATTGGCCGCATCCAGCACCGTAGGTGGTGTGGAGCGTTTGGCACGAGCTGACCGCCGCCATGCCGCCACCACGGAGGAATGGGACGCCGATCCCTGGCTGCTCAACACCCCCGGTGGCGTGGTCGATCTGCGCAGCGGTCGCCTGCGTCCGCACGAGCGTGCCGACCGCATGACCAAGATCACCACTGCCACGCCGCGCAACCAATGTCCGCAGTGGCGATCGTTCTTGAACGACGTCACGGGTGGCGACCAGACCTTGCAGGACTACCTGCAGCGCATGGTGGGCTATGCGCTGACTGGCTCTACACGTGAGCACGCGCTGTTCTTCCTCTACGGCACTGGTGCCAATGGCAAGTCGGTCTTCGTGAACACCCTGGCCGACATCCTGGGGGACTACGCCACCAACGCGCCCATGGACACCTTCATGGAGACGCGCACCGACCGGCACCCAACCGACATGGCGGGTCTGCGCGGCGCGCGCTTCGTGGCGGCCATTGAGACCGAGCAGGGCCGACGTTGGGCTGAGTCCAAGGTCAAGAGCCTGACGGGGGGCGACAAGATCGCCGCCCGTTTCATGCGCCAGGACTTCTTTGAGTTCTTCCCGCAATTCAAGCTCTTTGTCGCGGGCAACCACAAGCCGGCCATCCGCAACATCGATGAAGCCATGAAGCGGCGGCTGCACCTGATCCCGTTCACGATTACCGTGCCACCTGAAAAACGCGACAAGCACCTCCAGCAAAAGCTACTCGCTGAACGCGACGGCATCCTAGCTTGGGCTCTGGAGGGCTGTCTGGCGTGGCAACGGCTAGGCCGGCTCGATCCTCCGCAGCAGGTCTTGGATGCCACGGATGAGTATTTCGAGGGCGAGGACGCTTTGGGGCGTTGGCTCGATGAACGCTGCGTGCGCGTGGGCACCGCCAAGTCGCTGACCGCCGAGCTCTTCACCGACTGGAAGCAATGGGCCGAAGCCGCAGGGGAGTTCGTGGGCTCGCAAAAGCGTTTTGCCGACTTGCTGCTCACCCGCGGCCTGGAGAAGTGGCGCAACGGCATGGGCCTGCGTGGCTTTCAGGGCATTGGTATCAAAGCGCCGCCAACCCCTGCCTACACCCCGTACTCGGACAACTGACCGCCATGAAAACCCCGAGTCTGACGGATCGGACAGACCTTGTCGAAACCCCTATATCCCGCGCGTCACGCGCGCGTGTGGCGAGTTACGTCAAAACCTGTCCGATCCGTCAGACCGAACCAAACACAAGGACTGACAACATGAACACGACTATCCTCGCCCTCGAT